GGCCTCCGCTGCACACATGTAGTGGTTCCTAAAAACCGCTGCACCATCGTATCTGTGCTCGTGACCTCTCTCCGTATTTCTTTGAAGAGACCTCGCATGTTGAAATCGGCGGTCACTATAATAAGGTACCTCCCACTCTAATACGGGGTTGTAGACTCCGGTCACAACGTCTACACCGTTCCACCCATAACCGATCAGTTGAGTCTCACTAATATCTTGCTCAACACCGGTATCAGCCTTTTCGTTCAAAGCGACTGACGAAATCCTGGGTGTAGAATTTCTAAAATCCGGAATTGCCTTCCAACGAGTTCCTCCTCGTCTACCTAGATACAAAACACCAATTCTGGTAAGCAATGTTTCAAGGGTTCCACTAATAGGAGCATCCCACAAATAATGAGGAAATGTAGTGAACTTCATCTTATCTCGTCTAGTTGATGAAGTAGTAATTGTGGCAAAACGAGTATAACGTTTCATCAAAGCTCGTAAGGAAGCAATCTTTTCTCCAAAGAAGATTAGATCGTCGGAATGGTACGTGACTGGTTTCTCCAAAATTGTCACGTCCGGATCCGTTTCCGGGGCATGCTCATTTTCTCTCTCCTCTTCGTTTGATTGACCAACAAACTTCTCGTTTTCAGAGGATTGAGCAACATATCCTCCTCCAACTTTCCACTCACCAAGGAAGTTAACATATTTAGTACCATACGGTTCATATTCCACACCGTTAGTAAGTTCAACTGGATGTGTAGTCGCAGCAGCTCCACCACAAGGTTCAATGTTAGAATCTTCATGCCACTCGTTCCAACTATTGATGGTAAACCATTCATTGTTGAATTCGAGTGATTCCTCTTCAAGGTATTTGAGATGTGCCTTGAATAACGATCCTTTGTCATAACCTGCCAAAGATCTAGCCAACGCAGGATGATTCGCCTCAAGACGAACTCCCCTGTCATTATAACCAGGCCCAATGGTAGGAATACAATGAACCGCAGGATTCAAATTCTTCCACTGCTTGTAGTTAGAGTGCAACGACTTAACATCAGCATCATTCAAATAGTAATTTCCTTTCTGTGACTGTCCATAAACATCGTAGACTCCCATAGCTCCAAGTTTCGAAGTAATAGATCCGCCAAATGCACGAGGTGTACCAAACATCAAATCACCAATTAGATAAGGTGTTTCGGAGTAACCTCCGATTGAAGAATCTTCGAAAACATTAATGATTGTTTGCAAGAACAGAGCCTTGTCAGAATCGGAATAAGCTCTCAACAAATAAATGTAGATAACCTTTCCACTAACAAGATTGTTCTTAAACGCTCGTTCAAGATAATTCGAATCATTACAATGGGTTGTCTTCAAATGAATCATGTCAGCTCTTAGCTGGTTCACAGCTGTGGTATTCATTACCCAAGCTCCATTTTGCTTGAGGCGTGTACTTTCATAGAATGCACACGCTTTCATCGTACCATCAGCAACTGTTCCAAGTTCCGGCTTAAGAGCAGTTTGAAATTGAGTCTCTTCTCTAGATCCTGGTCCCCACCAAGAGTATACAACATGATCAACTCCAGCTTTCAACATACAGTTAAATTGTGCACGCACAACTGATCTGTTTGTATCATCATATTCTCCAGCAGCAATGCCAGGAACGGCTGGAAACTGCTTGTTAGCTGAACCATCAGGTCCATCTAACAATTTATCACGCAAATATCCTTGGTTATTGTGAAAGTTATTAGTATGCCATCCATAGTAAAACATTCCACATTTATCCTGTAAGCGAAGAAACAGGCTGTGGGTAAACCACAATGCCTGGATCGACTGGTGGATCCGTATTAGTAACATCTGCAACCAGGCTCATTTGTGAAATAATCTTTTCTGTAGGAATAGCAAATTCAATGTCTTCACAGCAATTCATGGCAACAAGAATTTCAATCTCATCTTCACTAGCTTCATCTGGAACTGTCAGTCCACTAGCAACACTCACCACCAATACACCATTATGTATATTCAAATTGGTTGATGTAACATCTGGTACACTTGGTGTAATAGCATTGTCAGTAACTTTTAAATAATTCCTGTCAGCACCCCAACCAATCTCACACTTGTGATCATGGTATTCACTCAAATCTACAATTTCAGACTGAACAACATTATAATCACCACCAGGATCAGTATTGTAAGGTTCATAACGAATACGCAACTTCCCACGATGGAAATTGCTACAGTTCACAATAAACCTATACTGCAACGTACCTCTCCAATGTTCGAACAATGATGCAATGTAAGCAGCAGGTGGTAGATCCATTACGGTGTCTGTTGGAAACGTAGAACGAATATAAGGTGTTATCGGAATACGAAAAAGTTCAGTATCTGGTGATTGTCCAACGTTCCAAGTGAATCTTGTAACAAGACTCTCTTTTGAGCACAAATAAGGAATAGACATTTCATCTTTCCCGTCTAATCCTACTGTGCGTGGGTCAATAGTGTTCTCGGCTTTTATATCCAAAGTCAATGGACGAGCCATATCCTTGTCATTTGTTGTTGCAAGGGTGCCGAGATGCCTGGCACGATAGTCGGCTAGATCATATGTTCCTCTAGGCTTTGAAAATCCAAAGAGGTCTGATAATCTGCCTACCATTCGTGCAACTTCTTCTGTGGCTCTAGCGTACGGTCCAATAATAGGCGCATGAGAAAGCATTTCTGCGGTATCTCCTACTGCAGTTGCTACCTTACTCACGACCTTCTTTTCATTCTCGCTGGATTGACCAACGAATGTGTTAGAAACACTCGAAGTAGGTTGCATGAGTTTAGGTTCTTCCATCCATGCAAAAACTGAAACTGTACATTGTGCTGTTTCTCCGGCGGCATGCTTCAAAGTAGAAGCTGGAGTCAGCGTAATTTCTCCCAAACTATCCCACTCATGAGTTGGAATATTTACAGCATTATAAGGCCAAAAGAATGGCAATACAAGTTCTCCTCCTGATGAAGTGGTTGGATTGAGATAGATATGCTGTCGTTGCGATAAACGACATAATCTGCTTGTAGTGTTGGGTGGGGCAAAATCATCATAAGCTCTCAAAGGATGGTAAGCAACCAAACCTTTTCCATATAAAAATGGTGAACCATTAATAACAAATTTAACACACAACTTGCCTTTAAGCAATTTGTAATTCGCAATCTTTCGCATAACTGTGGGATGAGATAGAAAAGCATCCCACGGGTTAATCTCCTCAACGGAAAAACCCGTACCAGTCCAAGTCGCATCTGCGATCTTGACTGGCCTCTCAAGGAAGTCTCCCAATTGCATTCCTGCGTGGGAAGCAGCTTCCATGCTGTTATCTTGACCAGTTGATTGTGAGTGTGTCCATCCCTGATCATTGAATTTGAACATCACTGTTTCTTTATCTTGTGTAGTAAGTCTAATATACATATAAAAATACAAGGGCAAACTCAAACCTATGTACATGTCTTCCACGTAACCGTCTGCATACTTAAATGCGGGTGGCCGTAGCGACGACGGTCGCATCCGAAGGCGTCTCTTCCTGATCCGTGGGCCTTTCGGAAGATCCGTTATTCTCGACGGAAGCGGGAGTGTTTGCTATGCTACTGCCGCCAGACTCCAAACTGGCGTAAGGCACCTTAACCTTGGCCTTAACTAAGGGTTTTTTCCGGAACCACGGGCAACATGTGGATGAATGGCAGCATTCAATCTCAACAATAAGATCATGACCTGCTACTGTACCATCAATGTCGCCGGCATGTGCGACAAAAGTCTCTTCCTCTGGAATAGTTTCTAACTTTTCCTCAATGACTTTTCCGAAAATCGCTTTTTGTTGGGAATTACTCATCTTTGGAATGAGGCCAACCAAATACGGTTTTTCTCTTTCCTGATATTCTTTGTGTCTTTTCCCGGAGTCCACAGCCCATCTGATCACATAATCGTCATATTCCATCCACAAATTTGGAACATTCAACTGATAATGGAAAGCTAGGTCAACTACGAACTTTTTGAAGTCGTTGAATTCGTTTCGGCTATACAAACTCATCTCGCCCAAGACGGCACTCAAGGACTGACCCAACTGATTCTCCTTCGTTTCGACCTTCGAAGGAAGATAGTAAAGGAGAGACTTGTACAACGACTTTCGATCCAACTGTCCAACAATTGCGTTCCTGAGTGGACAGTGGTTGAAGATCCGCTTCAGAAAATCTTCCTTAAAAACGTTCTGAAACGGTGTTGGCTCTGCTTCCTTGTCAGGCATGGTAATTGTAATACCATAATCTTTCAAGACAGCTTGAACAGTTAGGAAGTTGTAATCAAGCTCTTCCTTGTTCTTGAGCGTCGAAGCTAGGTCATCTCCAAGATGAATACTACGAATGTAGTCAAGTCCCTTCAGTCCTTTCTTATTGTCAGGATCTTCAATTGCATAGAATGCAATCAACAAAAGCATTAATCCCGCAACAGAGCCAGCGGCTGCTGTGCAAAGATTTCCACTAGTATGATCAAAATTCAATTGCATCAAAGTTCCATTAAAATGAATGAACGGAGTGGTCTTTTCATCAATCATGGTAGTCATAATGTCAATGTCCTCTTGTGTGTATCCAGGCATTTTCTTAGCAATATCAAGAAATACTTGCCAAGACATCTTCATAAGGCTCTCAGGCAACGTTTTATCGAATGCCTTAAAATCCAAACAAATTCCATCTTCTGGATCCACTGTACCATCACGTGTCAAATATTTTGAAACACACTCCCAATCAAAGCTTTGTGCATTCAATCCAACAGCACAATGTGAAGATTCGGGGTGGTTCATCAAATAAGCTAAAATAGGGCTAAACACTTGACCACTAACAATAAGGCTATCAAGTTCGTCAGAGAAAAATACTCTAGTACGATACTCGTCAACTTTCTTCTTTTTCAAGGGTTCATCTTTTAGATTGCTATTCAAAGCATTTACACCTCTGGTACGGGAGGCTAATCTCTTACGCAAGTCTTCGACATCTTTATATATGTACTCTTTGTACTCATATGGATGTTCTTCTTTTTCCAAGTGCTTCTTCTTGGTGCCTCCATACTTAAGACCTGCGGAAGTGGACATCTTTTGACCGTCAATTCCACGGTATCCCGGAATTCCGTTAATCGCTTCTTCAACAGTCAGGGGACGTCCAATCCCTCCAGCCTTGATATATTGTTCCAACGGTTTACTGAATTCTTCCACAATCTCTTCCCGAGCGCGTTCCAATGCAGTGTAAGGAATAAGATTTTTGGCTTGATTCAACTCTTCAATACAATTTCTCCACGGACTTTTCAACTCGCCATCTACGATTTTCGCAGACGATTTGGGAATACCATATTCGTCTTTGATACCGAGAAAGTTTTTGACTTGTTCGTGATAAGGCGTCTTCTTTGTTTGCATAAACCTTGGCCCTGAACCGGGGACGGTGCCAATTACATCCAATGGCAACGTAGGATCTGCAAACTGTGTGGCACAGAACTTATGGACTTCAGAATCTGTGCACTTTTGTGCGTGTGCGTTGTATGCTTCTTCCTGATTGATATCCTGAAACACACAGACTTCATCAAGTTCGGAAACAGCTTTATCAAGTTCACCTTTCAATACCGATAAGACGAACGTATTCTTACACTTTTCTTGGCCTGCGATGTGAACACCGATAATTTGAGGATGACGAATGTCAGCGATCACCGGAGATGTACACATACCATCAGACGGTGTACATTCACTCTTTCCGACATGTCCGACTCCAACATAATCGTTGCTTTGATATTCATAATCAACACGTTTGGAATACAGACCAGTCAATGCATTCTGCTTCATTTCTCCATCTTTAATGTAAAGCTGAATTGCACGACTAAAAGTTTGCTTTCCGTACTGAGTAGCAAACAAATCTCGAATATCTCGAGAAAAGTTTACACCTGTCAATCGAATCATAACAAGATCAGTTCCAACTCGAACCCATTGTTTACGACCTTTATACTCACCAAAATCAACCTTTGGCATCTCAATTCGTCCGTTTCCACGATGAATGTGGAAAACAGTCTCCTTTGGACAATTTCTCATAAAATGATAAGGGATCAAAAGGTAACCTTTAGCTACAAACAATCCGTTGGTTCCGCGATATTGATCCCCTTTGACATGTTGTTGAACATACACTACATTCTTCGCAATGCGATTCTTCAACTGCTCTGTCGTCATATTATTGGATCGGTCTCCAGCGGAACCTCCTGTTAGACCTCGGAAAATAGACCATGCTGATCGCTCACTGATTTTCTCTTCAGCTTCATCAACAGATTTTGCCTCGATGGATTGTCCCATAAAAACATATCTACAGAGACGGAACAAAACCATACCAGCAGCAAATCCCATCGAAACACTGAGAACTTTGTTCATGAAAGAACGATTAGTCACAGTGCGTGAAACATATGTCCACATGCTACGGTGTGCCAAATCAATGCTACTTACTGCAATAGTATGAGCAACTGACATAGCAGTGACATCTTTAACAAACCAAAGTTCCAAAAAGATCAAAATAATGGAAAGACAAGATGTCCACCATCCTGGTACGAGTGCAAGAATGTAAGGCAAAACAGATGCAAGAGCAAACATGGTAATCAAAAACTTTCTAATATTGAAACCAGACCAAATCCAAATTCTCAAGGTCCAATTTGGTAACAATGTGAAGATCATCCAATGTTGCCATGTGTTGTTAACAAC